CGCGCCCCGCGGCGCGCCCCACCAGCCAGTCGCAGAGCGGGGGGGGGGGGGGGGGGGGGGCGGATGATCTCAAACAGCGCGCCGACGCCCTAGGCGTCTTAATCCGCGCAGGTGTCGAACCCAAAGTAGCCGCTGGCCTGGCCGGCCTGCCCGGAATCCGATTCACCGGGGCAACCCCCGTATCACTACGGGAGAAAACCTAAACGACGCCCATGGGAGGGAGGTGCTAGCCATATGGCGCGAGACCTGGATGCCGAAGCCGACTACCAGCAGGCCATGGACAACCTGCGGACCCTCGCTATACGAGATTTGGTGTCCTGGTGGAAACAAACTGAAACCCTCGGCTTCGCCGACGCCAAACAGCTTATGGAAGAGCCCTTCCAGGCGATCATCGCAGCCTACGGGGAACAAGCCGCCTACGCCGCCGCCGACTACCTATTCCGCTCCCGCAGCCTCGACGACAACCTGAAAGGCCTGGAATACCCCGACGTGGCTGATCCGGCGGGATTCGAGCAAATCCTCGGCTCCTACGCCTGGGCAATGAACACCTCCCGCACCGTAACCGGCGATCTAGACCGGCAGCTAGCGCTACGGAAACTCGCCGGAATCACCAACCGGCTCGTACAACAACCAGCCCGCGAAACCGTATACCAAGCCACCCGAAAAGCCGGCACCCGCTACGCCAGAGTGCCGGAACCCCACGCCTGCACCTTCTGCCTCCTCCTGGCCAGTCGCGGCGCCGTCTACAGCCGCGATACGGTGCTGCTCACCGAAGCTGGTAAAAAATACCACGACAACTGCAAATGCCTCGGCATCGAAGTGCAAACCCCCGCCGACCTGCCGAAAATCAACCAAGAGCTAGAACAAATCTACGCGGCCTCCGGCAAATACCCAGGCAGCGACCAAGAGGCCTTCGCCGAAGCCATAGAACGCCACCGAAACCAAACACCCGACTGGGTACCACCAGATGCCATCAGATACCGACGCTCAGTGGACATGTCGAAAGCTACAGTCAAGCGGAAAATCACCGCCAAAGAAGCCCTAGACATTGGCTTAGCGGATGACACAGCATGGCCCGAAAAAGAAGACCGAATCCGCAAATGGCTAGAAGATAACGGTGCGCAATCCGTCATCAAACTGAAAGAACTCGATAAAATACCTGGTGGTGCAGGGCTCAGGTTTAAAGAAAAAACTGGGATTTCAAATACTCCTGATGCCATTGTTGATGGGATTACCACGGAGATGAAATCCATCACCTCGAAAAGCGGAATTAATAACAGGGCCAGAAAAGGGAAAAAACAATCGAGCACGCTCATTTGCGATCTAAGGGAATCAATACATGATGAGAAAACTATCTTGGCTGATTTACGCAGGGCAGTAGACAATAATGGTGCATATCTTGATAGAATCGTAGTGATAACCGTGGAAAAAACCATTCTCTGGGAAAGGAGCTAGAAATGTCGTATGTCGCATCAATCATCATTCGAGGCGCTGCCGAAAGCCCCGAGGATGTCATCACCCAAGCCGAAAATTTAATTGCCTCAAATTTTTCTTCGGCGAAAAGGTTCCCGAGTGTCCGTGTCCTTTTAACTCCCCCCGAATTTAAACGTGATTTTGGGCTCGCCGAAATTGACGTTACCCAGTCTCGGGATTCAGACGCGCTGTCTCTCCTGAAGGAGATTTTCTTCTTCCTTTGCGAGAAGACAGATTGGGCCTTGGAACTCGATTGGGATGGCGCTGAAGACCTCAGTAGCGAATTCAGCGAATACATGCGCCGCCCCCGAGGGTCGTCTGATCCTGTGGTGTTCGACCCGTATTCCGATGAGGAACAGGACAATCCTTATTGGGAAAGGGAAGCCCAGCTAACCGCCGGCGCTTAAAACTATCATCCCCAGCAACCCGCGTTCTCCCCACGAGACCGCGGGTTTTCTCATACCCAAAAACACACGAATATGAAAGGAGCCCCCACAATGTTGAACAACCAGGAGGCACATGATGATTATACGACAGGTTCGATGATCGTACAGCAATCCCCTGAAGGTGAGCTGACAACCACATCGCTTATTATTGCCGAAGGGACGCAAGTCCAGCACGCCAGCGTTTTGCGAATTATCCGTGATAATGAAGAGGACTTTGAGGAATTCGGAAGGGTGCGATTTGAAATCCGACCCTTTGAAACTGCTGGTGGCATGCAAAATCGTACGATCGCAGTGTTGAATCGTGAGCATGCGATGCTGTTAATGACCTACATGCGTAACAATATTATCGTTCGCCAGTTCAAGAAACAGCTTGTTAAAGCATTTACCGATATGGAGCGTCGGCTTGCCGCCAAGCCAGCGTTTGATCCTTCCCAGATCACTCGACTGGAAATGGCGCAAATGTTACTGAACGCCGAAACGGAACGGCTAGCACTAGAAGCCATGAACAAACAGCTCCAACCCAAAGCCGATGCTTACGATAGTTTTATTGATGCCGCTGGCTCCTACAGTATGGGGGTGGTAGCGAAAATGCTGGGGTTAGGGCAGAATCAACTATTCCGTGAGCTAAGAAATCTTGGTGTTTTAATCCCCCGCGGTGTAATGAAAAACACCCCATATCAAAAGCATATGCGATATTTCGATGTCAAAGCCCACTGCTACGAAGGCCTAGATGGAGAAGAAAAAGTATCGTACACAACCTATGTGCTTCCTAAGGGGATCAATTTCATCCGCCAAACACTTGGGCGCACCCGAATAGACCCCATGCTCCCCGTACCTACCAAATAACCCCCACCAGGCTGGTGGGGGTTAATCATATGCATCACAGGAAAGGATTAATCACCCATGCCAACCAAAGCACTACCCATGCCCCCTTGGGTGCGAACCGTCGCCCCCGATATCCCCGCAGGTGGCGGCACGACTGATACTACCCAGGCGGATACCGCAACACAGCAAGCCTCAGACCGCGAAAGTGAAACCCCCGGCGACAACAACAGCAATGATGATGAGGGTGACCCCGACCCCGAGCCGGGGCCGGCAGCTGATGCGACCGTGTGGAAAAAACACGCTCGCACTTGGGAAACCCGGGCTAAGGAAAACAAAAAAACCGCCGACAGTCTTCAGGCCCAGCTTGACGCCGAAACAGGTAAAACCAAGAAGGCCGAGGAAGCCCTTGCTGAAGCAACCAAACGCCAACAGGCAGCCGAAGCCGCTGCCGCCCGCCTAGAGCTCGCCCTGGAATTCGGCCTCAGCCGGAAAGAAGCCGAAACCTTCCTCCACGGCGATATTGAAGCCATGCGCACCCAAGCGCAACTCCTGGCGGAACGCGCCGGGGCTGGGGCGTCGAAAAGCCGCCCCGCCACCTCGCCTCTCCAGGGCAAAGGCAAAGCCGGCTCCTCGAAAGAAAACGACCGCAGCTGGGCGCGCCGCCTCATGGGCAAAACCAAAACCGAAAAATAAAGGATGTGAACTATCATGCAGCTCAACCCAATCCGTGAACCTCTAGGAGTCGATAACCGCAAGTGGCTAGGCAGCCGCCACGGCGTGGCTAACGCCCAAACCGTCACCATTGACGGGAAGAAAATTTCCGCCGTTGTGAAGGACAATATTTTGCCTTCCGGTATCCCACTGAAGCGGGGGACTGGCGGTAAATACGAGCCAGTGACCGCGGTAGGTGACACCCTAGCTGGGTTCCTGCTCACTTCCCAGTCCGCCAAGCAGAAAGACGTGGATATCGTGGCCCCAATGCTCGACCACGGCCGCATCCGGGTGAAATACCTCCCCGAAGGCGTATTCGACATCACCACTCTCACCACCCCTAACCCCCTGTTCATCCTCACCCCGAAGGAAGGTGACTAATCATGCTATGGACCGAAGTCGTGCAGCCGCAGTCCCTCACCACCGTGGCCCGCGAAACCCTCGACGAGCGGGAACGCTCCAAAAACATCCTTGCCCAATTCCTCCCCAACCGTGTTGTTGACGACATCTCCGTAAGCCTATCCGCAACCACCAATGGCCTGGTTGAAGTAGCTGAATACCGCGCCTACGACGCTGAAACCCCCATCGGCGCCATGCCCGGCGGTAAGAAAATCTCCCTGGAGCTGCCGCCCCTGGGCCAGAAAATCCCCGTCAGCGAATACGACCAGCTCCGGGCCCGCGGCATCAACGCCCCAGCATCCGGCAAAGACCTGATCGGCCGAGCCACAATCACCGCAGCCCGGGCTGTCGCTGACCGGGTGGAAATGCTCCGTGGTGAGATTCTCACCACCGGTAAAGCCCTCATCAGCGAAAACCAGTTCAACGTGGAGCAAGATTTCGGCCGCGACCCCCGCCTCACCACCACCGTAGGCACCAAGTGGGACCAGTACACCACTGCAACGCCGATCGAGGACCTGCAGGCCCAAGCAGAGGTTTATGCCAACCTCAGCGGTGAGGCCCCCGGCTACCTGCTGGTATCCCCCAAAATCATCACCAGCCTGATCCGATGCGAAGAAATCCGCAAAATGGCCGGCGGCGTGAACGGCATCCCCAGCATGGTGACCGTGGACTTCCTCCACAGCGTGCTTGCCTCTTTCGAGCTGCCGCCCCTGTTGCGATACGACCGGAAGATCCGCAAAGGCGGCGTACTAAAACGGGTAATCGATGAAAAAACCGCCATCATGCTCCCCACCGTGGATGGTGAGGAATCCCCCCTAGGCCGCACATTCTGGGGCACCACCCTCGAAGCCGTCGACCCGGCCTACGGTATCGCCGAAGAAGACCGTCCTGGCATCGTGGTCGGCGCCTACCAAGAAGACGACCCTAAGAGCACCTGGGTGCGGGCCAATGCTATCGGCATGCCCGTCGTCGGCGACGCTAACTACACCGCGGCCATGACCGTCCTCTAAGAGCAAGGAAAATACCCATGGCAACCATCCGCAGCGACCTGGAAAGCTACGTCATTGCGCACGATGAAAACCAGGCCCATGTACTCGCCCCAGGGGCGGAAGTACCCGACGGCGTAACCATCCACCCCGACCTGCTAGAACCAGAACCTGAAGATCCCGAGGACCCCAAAGATCCTGAAGAATCAGGTGACGACGGGGCCGGTGGGGAGGACAAACCCCCTGCCAACCCGAAGACGAACCGCCGGAGCAGCAGCCGTGCTCGCAAGTCTTGACGACATTAAAGTCCGCATCCCTCATGTGGATTTCGAAGAAGACCAAGCCCTAGGGCTATTGGAGGAGGCATCCGCGCTGGTTGAGGGCTACCTGCAAAAACCAGTGCCCGAACCAGTGCCGGAAACCATCAAAATCGTGGTATCCCGCATGGTAGCAAGGGTCATTGAGGCCCCCAAAGAAACGGCCTTCCAGGAATCTATGCAAGTTACCGCGGGTCCTTTCAGTCAAAGCGCTAATTTCACCCATGGTGGTAGTGGTGGTGCCCCCTGGCTCACCGCATCGGACAAAACCATGCTGGCCCCCTTCCGTAAGAAACGCCGCGGCATCTACTCCATCACCATGAACTAAAGAAAAGAGGGCGCGATGCCAGGCCTGCCAACAATCAAGCGGTACCCGGTAACCCGGCTCCGCCGCTTCAAAACCGGCACCGATGAGCTCGGCAACCCCACCTACGGGCTCCAGGGCGCCATCATCCATGTGGTGGGCTGGGCGAAACCCACCACCGCAGAACCCGAACTAGCGGGCCACGCCCGCCGCACAGTCGCCATAAAAATGTACGCCCACCCCGGTGACTTTATCGAAACCGACATCGTCATCCTCACCCCAGGCGGCGAACGCCTAGAGGTTGTGGGCGAACCCGAAAACTACGAACACGGCCCCTTCGGTTGGGCCCCAGAATTGGAGGTGATTAATCTTGCCGGAATCGAATAACCAATGGCTAGAAGTAACCCTCGGCGCCGAGGAAGACCGATCCGATTATGTCGAATGCGTAAGCCTATCCTTCGACGGCGGGTCCCTCATTTGTTTCGCTGATAAGAGTATGCGGCAAGTACGAGCAGCCTACTCGCCCACCGGATGGGCCAGGTGCAGGTGGGTGGATTACAGCGAAATACGTGCCGAACAAGACCAAGCTCAGCGCAAGTGAGCAGACTATGGCAAAGTACGTGCCGAACAAATCCGCGCTGAAAGCACTGCTCAAAGACCCCATGACCCAAGGGATCGTAGTCGACCACGCCGAACAAGTAGCAGCCGCGGCCGGTGACGGGTTTGTCTCCTCCTACCAGATGGGCAAAACCCGCCACCGCTGTATCATCTACGCCGACACCTGGTCTGCCAAGCGCCGAGAGGCCAGGGACAACATTCTCACCCGAGCCCTAGGCTAACCAGTCCTCTGGAAGGAGGCCCATGTGACTACCACCGCCACCACCACAGTGATTGCTGAGCTGGCGCGCCGGGTAGGGGTGCCGGTATCCAGCCGCATGCCTTCTACCCCGAAACCGCAGGCCTTCATCATTGTTTCCCGTATCGGCGGCGGCATGGAGGACTGGGCACTCCGCAACCCCCGGTTTTTGGTGGAGTGCTACGCCCATACCGAGCTGGACGCTGAAGCCCTGGCCGAAACAGCCTACGAAGCGTGGGTGCAGATGAGATCCGCCAAAATCCAATCCACCACCATAGACACCCTCACCAGGTACGACGACCCCGACCCGAAGCTCTACCGCTTCCAATTCACCGGCGGCACGCGGCTCCTAGCCCACTAACAGCCTGCCCCTGGTGCGGCAGCAGGGGGCACCATCCTGCCGCAACCCCCTTTCCAACTTTCCTGATTTAGGAGAATACCCATGGCTATCAACATCCAAAACGCCTTCGTGGCCACCCCACCCATCGACGGCGGCGTCTACTTCAACGCCCCCGTTGGCACCCCACTGCCGAAAACCGCCACCGAAGCCCTCAATCTAGCATTCGTCGATCACGGCGCTGTGGGCGAAGACGGCTTCAATAACACCCCCACCCGCGAAACCAGCACCGAAAAAATGTTCGGCGGCGACGATTGGGTGGATCTGCAAACCTCATACACCGAAACCGTTACCATCACCCTGCTAGAAGACGACAACGAACACGTTTTGAAGTCCTGCTTCGGCGACGCAAACGTCATCGAAAAAGCCGCCACCGACAAACACGGCCGGCAGCGCACCATCTATCACACCGCTGAACGCCTGCCGCTAAAAAGCCACATCGTCAAAGCCGTCTCCGGTGAGAAAGCCAAGACGTTGGTTGTGCCTAACGGCCGGATCAGCACCGTGGAAAAAACCGCTGAAACCCATTCCGCATCCACGAAATACAACATCACGATCACCGCGTTCAAGGGCCCCCAGGAATACAAATACGCCAACGTATTCGAACTCCGGGACGACGGCATGGTCGACCCCAACACCCCAGACCCCGATGCCCAAGACAAGACCGTGACCCTCCCCACTGGTGTTACAGGCGGCACCTTCACCCTCTCCGTCGACGGTCACGCCACCGCCGAACTGGCGTTTAACGCCACCGCCGACACCGTGCAGGCCGAGCTACGCAAACTCACAGGCGCTACCACCGCCACCGTCACCGGTAATGCTGGCGGGCCCTACACCATCAAAGATGTTACCGGGGCCCTCACCGCCGACGGCACCAAACTCACCGGTGGCGCGGGCACCACCATCACCGTAAACCCCTAAACCCCTCCCCGGTAACTCCGGGCGGCGGAGGGAACAACAACGGCGGCGGGGCTGTACCGCCGCCCCCGAAACCGGACACCCGCCGACGCGCTGTATCATTCGGGTGGGAAGACACCTCATCGAAAACCTACAACTGGGAAGAAACCCTCCAAAAAGTAGTAGACGCGGGCGGCACCACCATCGACCTGGCGGTAGGCCGCCCCGAATGGCTGCTCTCCCCCGAAGTGCCCTCAGACAGTGGGCTCGCATCATCCCTATCAGCAGCCGAAGGCGACCCCATCGCAGGGATCATCGACACCGCCCGCGCGGCCGGTATCACAGGCATCTACCTCACCTTGGATGCTATGGCCACCACCACCCTGGCGAAACCCGAATACCAAGAACTACGCTCCGTATCCAGAGACGGCACCATCCGAGACGACCTGGGCAGCGCCTACGCCCTCACCAAAGGACACATCGGTGACATGCTAGAGGCAGCCGCACGGCACCTTGCTGCCCGCTACGGCAACCGCATCAACGGCATCATCCTCACCGAAATCCACTGGGACTCCGGGTCATTTTCGGATAAAGACCTGGTGCTGTTCAAACAAGACACCGGCGAGGCGGATTGGACCCGCCGCGGCGACGGCACCCCCCACGAGGGGCCCAAAGAGCTGGCGTGGTTCGGCGATAAAATGGCCGAAGTCGCAGGCCGCATCAAACGCGCTATCGGTAATGCCCAGCTGGTTTTTGACGTGCGAGTCAACTGGGCCAACCCGCCCGCGGGCCGGCCCGACAGCGGACACGACTATGCCAAACTACTGCAGCATGCCAATCTGCTGCAGCCCTGGGTCTATTTCGACGCTGGGCAGGCTGGAAAAGCCGCGCCCCTGGTGGAAGCACTCACCGCACAATGGCCAGGCAAGATCCGCCCCTCCATTGGGCTGTGGGGTGCTGGCGGCACCACCATTCCCGCAACCGACCTAGACACAGCTATCACCTCACTACGCGACCAGCCGTGGCTGCAAGCCACGCCAGCATCAAAACTCACCACTGCCCACTGGCAGGTGCTGAAACACTGGCGCTAACCACACCGAAAAAAGGGCCGCGGGCAAAACCCCGTTACCGCCCGCGGCCCCTCCCACCCTCTATCTATTAACCACAACTAAGGAGCCATCATGGCATTCGACATCTCTGGATTCGACAACCTAGAATTCAACATCCCAGCAGGCAAAGACAAAAAAATCACCATCACCATCCCCCCAGTTGACTGCCTGTATCCCACAGACGTCACCGCCATCCAAAACGAAGCCGAAAAACAACACATCGGCGAAGGCTCCGTTGAAATCATGCGGCTCTTCCTGCTTCATTTCAACAACACCCAGGCGAAGAAGGACGCCATCAGCAAGCTAGTACAACGCCAGCTACTAGAAATCGACCGCATCTGGAGCCAGGAATCAGGTATCCAGCTGGGGGAATCCTTGCCCTCCACCGGTATGCCTTCGGGGGAGACCCCGAGCTCACCGACGCCCTCCGAGTAGACCTCCTCCATATCGGATACTCACTCAGCAACGTAGGGCGCGCCTACCGGTGGAGCGACCTCAGGGCATTCCTCAAACATTTACCTGCCACATCCCACCTCCACACCTACCTCAACCCCGCAGCCGCCGAGGCCGCAGCCTGGGCGTTACCCACCAACCAAATATTGGGTGCGCTCTTCGACCAGCAGTACATCCTGGCGCTGGCCCGCGCCGGGAAAAACACGGGTGGTGTTGGGGGTCTTATTCAGCAGACCATCGAGGGGATTGAGGCATCTCATCAGCAGGTGAGCCGGCCGCATAGGCGGGAGCTGACCGCCGCGGAGATCAGGCAAAAGGTCAGGGAAAAGCACCACATCTAAATCCGAAAGGAGGGGATTTTTCATGGGCGCAGAGCTCGGCACCGGCTACATCTCGATCATCCCTGAGGTGAGCAAAATTAGCCCCACTATCGCCAAAGCACTGGGGAGTGTAGAGAGTGAAGCCGAGCGCCGCGGCGGCTCGTGGGGAAGCAAGCTCGCCGCTGGCGTGGGCAAGACGCTGAAAGCCGGGGCGCTCGCCACTGGTGTGGCGGCAGGTGGGCTTATCGGCACTGCCATGGCCAAAGGCATGGGCCGCCTCACCGCTATCGAGAATGCTCAGCAGAAACTCCTCGGCCTAGGCAACGACACCAAGACCGTTGCCGGAGTCATGAACGATGCGCTTTCCTCGGTGAAGGGTACCGCTTTCGGATTGGGGGAGGCCGCGTCCGTTGCTGCAGGCCTGGTTGCCGCAGGCATTAAACCCGGCCAGCAGTTGGAAACCACCCTGAAAACTGTGGGTGATACCGCTGCTATTGCCGGCCGGAGCATGCAAGACGTTGGCGTTATCTTCGGGTCGATTGCCGCCCGCGGTAAACTCCAGGGCGATGATATGTTACAGCTGATGGCGTCGGGCATTCCCGTGCTCCAGCTGCTCGCCAAGGAAACCGGGAAAACCTCCGCCGAAATCTCGGATATGGTTTCCAAAGGCAAGATTGACTTCGAAACCTTCGAAAAAGCCATGCGTGCCGGCATGGGCGGGTCCGCCTTGAAAATGGGCGAATCCTTCACGGGTGCCGCAGCTAACGCTCAGGCAGCCCTGGGCCGCCTGGGCGCTACCGCGTTGAAACCATTCTTCGGCCTTGCGAAGGACGGCCTGGTGGCCGCCACCGGCGCCATCGACGGCCTGGAAACCAAAATCAAACCAGTTGCGGCTGATATTGACACCTTCCTTCAGCAGCGCCTAGTGCCAGGGCTCAAGGATGCCAAGAGTGCTGTGTCGAATTTTATGCAGTCCGATCAGGGCAAAGGCATGCTTACCGGCGTCCAGGCGGCCTTCACTGACGTGCTTGATGCAGGCAAAGCCCTGGCGCCCGTGGTATCCACCGTGGCTACTGCTCTGGGGCAGGCATCCGCAGCCCTCGGTGTTAGCACCTGGAATATTTTCCTCGGTACTTTGCATGCAGCATCTGGTGTGCTCGTTGCCCTGGCCCCGTCCCTCCAGTCTGTTGCTGACCTGCTGAAAGCCCACCCAGGTTTATTGGCGGCCGCCATGGCAGGCTGGATGGCGTTCCGCACCGTGCCAGGTATCGTTGGCGGTATCACCACCACCGTAGGCCAGTACACGTCCAAGCTTTCCGAGATGCGGGGGCACGTGTCTAGCCTGTCTGAAATGCGTGGACAAATCTCCAGCATCCAAAAATTCTATAAGGATGCTGGTGTGGAAATGGACCGGGTTGGGGCCACCACACACTACCTGACCGGTGAACAAAGCGGCTTGGCTGCCGCAGTGCTCAAGGCTGAGGCCGCGTTCCAGCAGGGTTCCCCAGCATTGAAAACATTTGCGGAAAAGCACACCGAAGCAGCCCACACCGCACGCGCTGCCCTAGGCTCGATCGGTGACGCAGCAGTTGGTGTGGCCCGTGGCGGGTTCTCCCTGCTGAAATCCGGCGCCGAAGGCCTACTAGGCGCCCTCGGAGGGCCGTGGGGCCTGGCGCTCACCGGTGCCGCCGCTGCCCTTACCCTGTTCGCCAGCGAAAACGAAAAGGCAGCTAAGGCTGAGCAGCAGCACAAGAATAACGTTGATGACCTCAAGAACTCCCTGAACGGCATTGAGGAGGCAGCCACCAGGTCGGTGATGGTACAGCGCGCATCCAGCGAAGGCCTGATAGACCTGGCCAGCAAGGCAGGTATCGCATCCAGCACCGTGGTGGATGCGATGATGGGGCAGGCATCCGGCCTGGAGGCCATCCAGGGCAAAGCCGAATCCATCACTACCGCTTTTATGCATGCCCACCCCCAGCTGCAGCAAGCCAGAATCTCCGCCGATGATCTAGAAGCCGCCCTCAACGGCAACAAAGACGCCGCCTTGGGTGTGGCCACCGCCCTCGCTGATCTTAATGGTGGCAGCACCACCGCCAAGGAGAACGCCGCCCAATCCTTCGCGGAATGGAAGAAAGGCCTGACCGATGCCGACCTAGCGACACTGAAGCTTGCCGAATCCACCCGAGGCGCCAACAACGATCTGGCTGAGGCAACCAGGCAGCATGAAGCCGAAGCAGCCGCCATGACAAACGCCGCTAAGGAGGCTGATGCGGCGGCTCAGATCTACTCAATCCTGGGCGACAAGATCAAATCCATCCCCGATGACAAAACAATCAAAGTTGAATCGGATGCGATCACCGATGAAACCAAACAAAAGCTGGAGGCCATGGGGGCGAAAGTCTCCGAGCCCTTCGAGGGGCAGGTGACCATTGATTTCCCCGACGCTTTCTCCATCATTTCCTTGCTGGATCAGATGGGGGTCAAGCTTTCCAGCCTCGATGGCTATATCCATATAGATAATGCCGAGGTGCCAGGCACTATCGAAAAACTGGATGCTCTAGGGCTGAAAACGAAAACCCTTCCTGGCGGTAAAGTCGTTATCGACTCCAACGACCCAGATGTGAAGAGCCGCATGCTCGATCTGGGTATCCTGGTCAAAGACAAACGCACCGGTGAAGTCAAAATCAATGACAACGTGCCAGAAGTCATCAAGCGGATCCATGGCCTGAGCGGGCAAAACACCACATCTCGCCACACGATTTCGGTGGAAACCGTGTATGTAGGTGGGGGCCGTCCCGCGCTTCTCCCTGATGGCAGCCCGGCACGCCGTGCTATGGGCGGTGTTGTAGGGCTCGCCGCTGGCGGCCTGTTCGGCACCCCGGCAGGGTATCGGCTGCCCCTCTCCGGGCCCGGTACCACCGAGGTCGATGGTTTCCAGGGCGTCGATAGGCAGGGCAGGCCCACAGCCCGGGTTGATGCTGGGGAGTGGGTTATCAACCGCCGCTCCTCGGCCAAGCACCATAATTTGCTGCGGGCGATTAATGATGATTCTCCCAAGCTCAATAAGATTCTAGGGGGCGTGCAGGCTCTGGCTGATGGTGGGGTCGTCACCCCAGGTGAGCTCCTGAGATTCGCCAAAGGTGAAACCGTCAACGGTAAGAAAGCCCCCCGCTCCCTTGAGGGCGCGCCGTATGTTCTCGGCGGTGGCCTACTCGCCAACTGGGGGGACTGCAGTGGCGCAATGAGCGGCCTGGCAGCACTAGCTGTGGGATGGCCACTCGACGGCCGCAAGTTCGCCACCGGGGATGAAGGCCCCGTACTGGCCCGCATGGGGTTCAGCACCGGCCTGGGCAGCGGCGGCCCCAGGTTTTCCATCGGTTGGCTCAACCGCGGCCCCCCCCCCGGGCCCACCCCCCGCCCCC